GGCACCAGGAAGGCCTAGTGAGGAGCGGAGTTACGTCCCTCCGGTAGCTAGGAACTTTGCCGTAAGGACTGGTGGCCCGCTTCCCGTCCCAGGGAACCCACAGCGCACTATTTCTGTAATGATAAATATTCATGAAACACCATTCTATTCTTTTTCCGATATTTTAGATTTTAATTATGTAGGTAGATGGACCAGTCAAACTTATTCAGCACTAATTGAAATGATTGTAGATTACTATGACTTAACTGTAGGGGAAAATCCTAGATTGCAAGCAGACTGGAGCTATGATCTTGAAATTCCCCTATCAGTTCATGTCTGGCCATAATGAATAGCAGTCGTATCATCAACACATGTGTAGATATATTGTTTGCTTACAGCCATAGAGTAGTGAAAGAGGTTGCCCGTTCCGCTCGAGACCTTGTGGGAGGTTTGAGCGTCCGAAGCCGGAGCATAATATTGGCCAGCATCCCACTGGCTTTTCTTGTGCGAATGGGAATGCGCCGCCTCGGCGTGTGGGGGCGCGGTGAAAATTCTCTTGTAGAAGAGACTACAGCCGCTGCCATTTTGGATGAGGTGCTGAACGGAGACCCCGAAGAGTATGAAGATGCTTGTAGGGCTCCGTGCGGTCATGCAGAGTGTATTAGATACCGGAGGAGAGTTGATGAAGTTGCTCTCAATGATTTTGGGGCCACTCATTTTGATGATGCCCCCCCCGGTGTTGTGTTGCCACTCCCTGCTGGCCCTCTTGTAGACCATGGGCAAGCCATGTTGCCAATGGTGGAGGTTGCAGAGGTCCCAGTTCCAATGCTGGGCATTAATGTTCGCACCAGAAATGGTCGCGCCTGCAACCACCCAGATAGATACCGGTTAAACGCGAACCGTCGTAATGGGTTTCGTAGATTGCTTTATGACACTTTGAAAGCACAATTCCCTTGTGTTGTTAATGGGAAGTACAAACCTTTTTCCGATTCGGACATCGCTGCTATACACAAATCGTGTGTAACGCTGCAGAAAATGCACGGAGTCAGACCCAATCATATTCCGGAGAATACTCACATTGTAGTGGCTTTGCTGTCTTCTCCTTCTCCAGAAGAAAGGTTGGGCATGACTATTTACCGGAGTCGATCTATACAGTTGCCTGTTTATCGGGCTTCAGCAGCACCAAAAGTCCATGGCCCATTATGGAACTTGCTAGGTACTAACTGGCTTGCTCCATCTTGGGCTGGGAGACAGACCAATTGATGCGGCCCAGCGTGGTTGCCTCCTGTCAAGACTCATCGAAGGATCACTCTGGCTAGAGTGCGCGAGTTCTATCCACAGTCAAGACAGTTCCGTGAGGTACCTATGTCGGGTCGCGTTCGCCGGACTAGGGGGGTTTGTAGTTTGATCCCTGGTCTGATGGGCACACTGCAGGGTGTGCATTCCCAAGACTCTGACGCCGCTTGGCGCGCGGTTACAGAGCGGGTTTTATTCATAGAAACTGGTCAAGGGTTTCAGCCTCCGCCGATCCCTGTGCCTGACTTTCGACAACGATTACGACCATGTATTGATCGGGTCATATCTGGTTATAGAGCCAAGTATTCCCAGCCGGTAAAATTGTCTTATGATGAATTTATCGGATTGATGTTACCTCGCAGACAAACCAGATACCGGGTTGCAAAACAATTACTAGATCAAGGACATGAAATTACAAAGCCCGTTGTCAAAGCATTTTTGAAGAGAGAGAAAGTTTCATTTGAATCAAAAGACCCAGCACCTCGCCTTATTCAACCAATGCCTGATGAATATCTTCTCGAGGTAGGGTGCTATTTAAAACCATTCGAAAAACCCTTGATGGATTCCATAGAAAGATCACTTGACGTCTTCATAAGCAAAGGGAAATTGCCACAAGAAACTGCCACTTGGATTTCAGATAAGTGGAGTCAATACTCAGAACCGGTTTGTGTCGATCTTGATGTGTCGAGGTTCGACCAACACGTACATGCTGAAGCTCTTAAAGAAGAGTTTTATTGTTATAATAAAATCTTTCAAAACGACTACTTAGCCAAATTGCTGCGAATGCAGATTAACTGCTCAAGGCGTATTGTCGTGGAGGGGGAGTCTATTATTTCATTTCGTACGGAAGGGGGCCGCCTCAGTGGGGTCCCAAATACCGGTATGGGTAATGTGCTTTTAATGTGTGCAATGCTTCGTACTTTTTGTACCAGCCGTTTTCCTGAGCGTGATTTTGGATTGTTAGATAATGGAGACGATTGTAATGTGATAATGGAGCGAGCCTGGCTAGCTGAGTTTGTGGCGGCCGCCCGTGGTTGGTTCTTGGAAATGGGTTTCACTTTAAAGATAGAGAACGTTGCGTATAACCTACAGGACATAGAGCATTGCCAAGCTAGTCCTATCGAGATAAGACCCAGTGAGTGGACGATGGTGCGTAAATTGCGCCGCGTCGGCATGAGAGAGGCACTCGTGGTTCGCGCAGTGAGAGAGAAGAAGGATTGGGATTTCTTCAGGTCAGCTATATCTTGTGGCGGGATGTACGACTTTGCTGGAATACCGGTCCTCCAAGCTTGGTTCTGGAAGTTGGGAGAGGGCACTAATCGCAGTTATACCCCAACTAGCGTAAACAGAAGCATAGAATGGCTGGACGTTCGCAGCCTTCGTGGCCAGGACATGACCGGAAAAGATGTCAAATGCTTAGAGATCTCACCTCAAGCACGTGCCTGGTTAACGGCCAAGTTTGGTATTTGTTTGTGGGAGCAAATTGATATTGAGTGCTCCGTTAAAAATATGCCTATTGAGTGGTGTGAAGATGGAATGAGGGATTGTTATACCCCGATTAGCAGAGAGGAGTTTTTGGCTCACCCTGCTCATTCAAGATATTGGAATTATTGTATTCTCGATAATTCATGGGGTTCAACTGAGTAATAGCCCAAAACTGATACAGTGCTAACAAGAATGCCAAGAGACTGCACGGAGCTTCCTGTTAGGTTTCAGTTGGATGAACAGTCCCGGATGTGTACGGTATCCCATACAACACAAACAACAAAATTTCTAAAAATTAACAAAACCTAACCAACCCCTGAAAATGCCTAAGAACAAAGGTAGAAATAACAAAAATAAGAAACAAAATAAACAAAACAAAAACAAAAACAAACAAAAACAGCCTATGCGTGGAAATAGGAAAGCAAGATCGCGACGTTCCCCGCTTGGGAAGTATGCGATGATGTTGGCTGATCCTTGCGCTGCAAATTTGGTACCAGGTATTTTTGGTACAACCGAAGGGTTGTTGGCCCGAATGAGGACCACAATTTCATTTAATGAACAAAATGGCTACATAGCATGGTGTCCTAATTA